AACTAACAACACAAGACCTGACTACTTATAATGGGTTCAAATGGGAAATAGGTAAGAAAGTAATAACAGATGGCTCTAAAGAACTATGTTCAAACGGGTGGCTACATTGTTACTCAGATCCAACATTAGCAGTATTATTGAATCCAATACATGCTAATATTAATAATCCTAAGCTTTTTAAAGTAGAATGTTCAGGTCAACATAAAGATGATAAAGGATTAAAAGAAGGTTGGACTGAAATGACTCTTATAGAGGAAATAGTTTTACCAAAACTAACTTCTATACAAATTACTGCATTTGCTATTCTTTGTTCTTTAGAGGTTTATAAAGAACAGACTTATGTTTCTTGGGCTAATAACTGGTTACAAAATATAGATCGTTCTGAGTCAGCAGCATGGTCAGCAGGGTCAACAGCACGGTCAGCAGCAGAGTCAGCAGCACGGTCAGCAGCAGAGTCAGCAGCATGGTCAGTAGCAGGATTAGCAAAGTCAGCAGCATGGTCAGCAGGGTCAGCAGCAGGGTTAGCAGCAGAGTCAGCACGGTCAGCAGCAGAGTCAGTAGCATTTAAAGACATTATTAAGAAAATCAAAAACATTAAATAGTCCATCAATAGTACCAAGCTATAGTATTTTGCTCTAGCTTTAATCTTTGATCAATGTTTCTTTAAATAGGGGCGGCGATCTATTCACATGTAATACACAGCCAATACAAAACAACACAAACCTTTAAGTAAGTAGAAAAGCTGATAAGTTCCACACATATTGTGTCTTCT